GGCCGTTGACGACCCGGGGGGCCGGCGGGTACACGGGCCGCCCCGAGGCTAAGGGCTCGGGATGCCACGACGCGCCGCGGGCGGGGCTGCCGCCGAAACCCTCTCGCCGGCTCGCGGCGAGGCGCCGAAGAATCTCGCGCTCGACCCGTTGATTGTCGAGCGCGTCAAGAACGAGCTGGTCCCGCTCGTCCGCCGCACCCGCCAGGAGCGCAACGGCGTCTTGCGGGAACGCTGGCTCCGCTATTACCGCATCTGGAGTGTGCGGCACGATCGCCAGGGCTACGTCGGGCGCTCAAACACCTATTTCCCCGTTGGTCGGCGCTGGATCGAGCAGTGGGTCACGCGCCTTAAGCGTGACCTCTTCCCCGACCAGGACTGGTTTGCGTGTCGGGCGTTGCGGGAAGACTTCGAGGCCCGCGTGCCGGCCAAGCAGGCGCTTATGGCCTACTGGATGCGCCGCCACATGAGGTTGAGAAAGCACGCGCTGCCGTGGCTCCGCCAGCTCGTCATGTACGGCACGTCGCCCGTGCGGAACGTCTGGCGTGCCGTTGAGCACGATCAAACCGTGCTCCGCGATGTCCTTAACGACGACGGTGAGCCGTCCGGTAAAACGATTGAGCAGGTCGAGAAAGTGGCCGACTTTCTCGGCCCGACGTTCGAGCCGGTCGACCTCTTCGCGTTCTACGTCTGGCCGCCGACCGCCGCCGGCCTCGAGGACTGCACGGTCGTCTTTGAGGACCGCTGCGTGCCGCGGAGCCGGGTCTATGCCTTGGCCAATAAGCCGCTCGATCCCTCCAACCCGAAAGGCGGCAATGTGTATGAGGGGGTGGACGAGCTGGTCGCGCTCTACGACCAGGCGATGCAAAACCGCACGGGCGGGCAAGCCGGCCGCAACCCCGAGAAGTTCGACGCGCTCGCCATCCGGTTAGCGGACAAAGGCTTTACCGCCCCGCTCGACTTCAACGTGCCGGCGATGCTCCGCCCGCTCGACCTGACCGAATGCATGTGGACGGTCGACTTGGAGGACGACGAGCCGGCGCGCTATCTCGTTACGCTCGGTGCCGACGAGGTCCCCTTACGCGTGCAGCGCCGGCCATTCTGGCACGGCGGCACGCAATGGCTCGTTGGCCGGTTTCAGCAGATTCCCGAGGAATTCTACGGCCGTGGCTTGTGCGAGCTCTTTGACTACCTCCAATATTTCGTCAACGACCTCGGCAACCAGTCGGGTGACGCCTTTGTCTGGTCGACGAACCCGATTGCCGTTGTTGACATTGGTGCCGTTCAGGACCCGACGAGTCTCCGCATGGCCCCGGGCGCCAAGTGGCTCGCCAATCCCGCCGGCGTGCAGTTCACGACACCGCCGCAGGGGGCCGCCACCGCCGGCTTTACCGCCGTCCAAGGCTACGTCGGGCTTGCTGACACGCTCGTTGCGCCGACCCCGGCCCGCCCGATGGCCCCGGGACAGCAGACCGGGGCGCAGGATTCTGCGGGCTTGGCGGCGCAGCTGGCCGATTCCGCCGTCGACATCCGGGCCGTGATTGAGAGCCTCGAGGACGAGGTCATGGTGCCACTCCTCGAGCGCTCGGACATCCTGACGCAGCAGTGCCTTGATCGGGACATCATCTTAAAGGTGGCGGGCAAGGACGGGATGGAGCTGGTTGAGCACCCGATCACCGTCGCCGACCTGGTCGGTGAGTACGAGTGGGAATGGCTCGGCACGACGACAGCGCAGAATCAGCAGGTCCGCGCGCAGCAGATGATTCAGGGCGTGGCGCTGATGTCGCAAATCCCGCCCGACCAGTTGGCCGCGCAGGGGGTCACCATCGACTGGCCCTACATTCTCCGGACCTTCTGGTCGATCGGCTTGGGGCTCCCCGATGCCGACCGGGTCGTCAAAACCGGAAAAGACGTGCAGCCGAATGATTGGCGCTGGGAGAATGCGCTCGCCCGTGTGAACCGTGCCGACGAGCTCCGCGTGTCCCCGCAAGACGATCATACCGCGCATGTCCAGGGCCACCAGCACCTGTTGGATAGCGACAGCCTGACCGACGACGCACGCGTCCAGCTCCAGTCGCATATCCACCACCATATCGGGCTGCAGATTGCCGCCGAGGCGCAAGCGCTCGCGCAGTCGATGGCGACCCTTGCCGGGCCTCCCGGCATGCCCGGCGCTCCGCCGCCGGGAGCACCTCCGCCCGGTGTCGGCCCGCCCCCGCCCGGTGGGCCGCCGATGCCGCCTCCCCCGGGGATGCTCCCGCCGGCGGGGCCGCCCCCCATGCCGCCACCGCTCCCGGTCGGGCCGGGAGGGCCACCACCCCCTCCGTATATAGCGGGTGTGCCGAACGCGGGGATCAATGAGCTCGCGTCGCGGCTCCGCGGCCCCGACTTTGGCGCCCCGCGGCCGCACAGCGGCTCGCGCGACCGGGCCAAGGCGCTGATGGGCATCCGGCCCCCGGCCCCGCTCGGGCAAGGCCGGATCGGCAAAACCCGCGGCCTCGCGGACCTGTTCCGCGGCCTGCCGCGGCTTTCGAGGTGACCTATGGCTGAGAAGTGGATCCAAGGCGCCATCAAACGGCCCGGGGCGTTCAAAGCCAAGGCGAAAGCCGCCGGCAAGGGGACGCAAGCCTACGCGCGGTCGGTCTTAAAGGAGGGCTCGAAAGCGTCGACGCGCACCAAACGGCAAGCGGCGCTCGCGCAAACGCTCTCCAAGCTGCGCTCGGGCAAGGCCAAGTTTCTGATTCCGCTCGTCCTGCTTGTCGCCACCGCGGCCCATGCGGCGACCAAGACGTGCCCGAGCGGTACGCTCGCGCCCGCGCCGATCACGGCGACGGGGCCGACGACCGATATCGTCATCGCGCGCGCGGCGCCCGCGCTGGTCATGCAAGCCTCGGGCACGGGAACCGCCACGGTGGTGATGGAAATGTCGTGCGACGGCACCAATTGGGCGCAGGTGACCAACTCGAGCATGAGCGTGCCGCCGAGTCAGGTCGTGTCGGTCTTGCAGCCGACGTGCAGCTATCGGGCCAATGTGACGGCGTGCACGACGTGCTCGATCACGGTGGTCTATGCGTGTTCCGGTGCGTAACCTCGTGGTCGTCGCGCTCCTCTTCGTTGCGGGCGTGGCATTCGCGCAGGCGGGGAGTGGCTGCGGCCCGACGAGTCATGGCTGCGGCCCGGGTGGGCGCGGCTCATGCGGAGTCGGCAAACATGGCTGCGGCCCGGGCGGTGCGGCGACCCCGGTCAAGCGCGCGGGAGGGGGATACCATGCCCTTAATTCAGTTGATCGTGGTCCTAATCGTCATTGGCCTGATTCTCTACTTGGTCGAGACGCTCTTGCCGCTCGACCCCGCCATCAAACAGGTGATCCGGGTCGTAATCGTGATTGCCGTGATTCTCTGGTTGCTCTCCCTTGTCGGCTTGATCCCGAACCGCATTAGCTTCCTCGGGCCGCGGCGATTCCTCACCTGAGCGCGCCCTCTTGACACCCCCCGGGGGTCGGGCGCTACACGGGCCGCCCCGACATGGCACGTAAACGCGGCGCGGTCGGGAACGGCAAGGGAAAAGCCCTCGTGCCGCCGCTGAAGGGGGCCGCCGCCGCGCCGCCTCCACGGCCCGTGCGCGGCCGGGTGGCGGTTGCCATGCCCGTGCTTGCGGTCGCTCCGGCCCGCCGCCGCATGGGGCCGCCCCCGCCAGGACGGAATGCACCGCCCCGGATGACACCGCCGGGCCCGCCGGCCCCGCCCGCACCGACGCGCGGCGTGCCGCCCGTCACCGCGCCGCGGCCCGCGCGTGTGCCGCCACCGCCTCCACCGCCGCTGCGGCCGTCGAGCACCTCTCCTGTCATGCGGCAACGCGGCGCCCGGCAAACGATGGCGGCCATGCGCCGCGGAGCGGTCCCCTTCTAATGTTCGGCCCACCCGCTGGCGTCGACGCCGACGAGCTCGCGAGCCTCACGCGGGACTTGGAGGCGAGCGGGTATCACGCCGCGCTCCGCGCCTACGTCGAGGGCCGCATTGCACAGCTCTTGGTCGACGACGTGACGACGGCTGATGTCGCCATGAAGCGGCGCGGGCAAGTCGAGGAGCTGCAACGACTCATCATGCCGCTTTTCGTGAAGTCCCTCGCACTCGCCGCGCTCGCCCGCCGGGCCGCGCAGCGGGCCGACTTGGAGGCCGCCCGTCCCACCATGCCCCGCCACGACTGGTGGACCGATCCCCTCGGTGAGGAGCTGATTCCCTGATGGCCGACGAGCAACCTACGACTGCCCCCGCCCCTGAGCCCACCACCGACGCGCCGGCCCCCGAGGCCGGCGCCCCGCCGGCGGAGGAGTGGGGCGCACGGTTCTCGCGGCTCGAGGGGCAGCTCGCCGAGGAGCGGGCGCAACGGGCCGCCTTGGAGGGCACGTTACGCCTCCTCGCTCCGCAGCAGCCCGCGCGGCAGCAAGGGGCGATGCCGCTGGTGCGGCTCCCGCGGGAGGATGCGCTGCGGATCGCGGCGACCCTCGGCGGCCAGTGGACCGAGGAGGCCGTGCAATCCCATGCGCCGATCTTCGCGGCGTTCATGGAAACCCTTGCGGCCCCACTCTTGGCAGGCCTCGAGGGGATGGCCGATACGGTCGACTTGATCCAAGTCCGGCAAGACGTGCCGCAGTACGAAACGCAAGCCGAGGAAGCCGACCGCGTGCGTATGGAGTACCGCCAGCGCGGCCAGGTGATTACCCGCAAACAGGCGATCGCGCTCGTGAAGGCGAGGAGAATGGACGACCCGAAATACGT